ATGATTTATAAAGATTTTTACAGCTATTTGCTTGAGCAATTCTCTCAGCCCGTCGATCTCTTTACTGGCGCAAGAAAGCAGCCTTTTACGCTTTATTCCGAGCGGGACGTTCTGTTTATTAAAAACGCGAAAGATAATATCAGACGCCTGGACCGGGAAGGGGTGGACGCTTTTATTGCGCGATTTGAAGAAACGGCAAGCACAGCGCCAGGTGACTATCAGGATGTTACTTTTAATGCCTCCTATCTTCTGGCTGCGATGAAATACCTGGCAAAGGGTGATGACGCTTCCCAAACGGTTGTGCGATTCCATCATGAGGAAAATGCTGACAGCGAGCAGCGTTATCACGCCTGGCTACAGGATCACCCGCAGGGTTTTGTGCTCAATTTATTGAAAAGCAGTGAAGGTAAAGAGGGGATCAGCGTTTCAAACTCTACCTGCCTTCATGCGGCTGGTTGCCCTGCCGTCAATAATGAACGCAGCTATTCTCAGCCCCGGCCCTTTACAGGTGGGGACTATTTCAAAGTCTGTGCAGAAAATTTTCAGGAACTGGAAACCGAAGCGCGCAGAATAACGCGGTTAACGACGATCAAGCGCTGCCGGTGTCTGAACACGGTTCTTATGCGTTAAACCGCGTTTGCGTTCTGCCTGTGAACGGTCACAGGCAGCTCTCAATTCACCTCGCTATACACTCCCACCACGCGGCCGAGCATTTTTATCTCATCCACTCCGCATTCAAATGGCACTTTGCCGCCTGCGACGTGCAGTTTTTTGCCGGGCAGCAGCGTCAGTTCGCGTACGCTGATCATCCCTTCGATATCCACCAGCCACTGACCGTCGGAGAGCGCGGCATCGCGTTCAACAAAATGCAGTTTGCCGTCGCTTCGTAACACCATGCCGTTGGTGAACTGGCGCGAAAAGAAGTGGCTGTCGATCAGCAGCGTGTTTTCATCAATGAGTTTGCCTTCACTTAATGTGAATAACGGAAGCTGTTCAGATGCGCTGGAAGGGGCGTTACCCTCGAATTTCTGGCCTTCGCCGGTCATCAGCCAGGTGATGCTGGCACCCGTTTCCAGTGCGCAATGCACCGCAAAATCGTATGACATGTTCCCGCGCTTATAGCGGTTTTGCAGCGAGCTGGCAGCGATGTCGAAGTGGTTAGCTAATTGAATTTTCTGGGAAAAACCATAAACCTCGCATATCCGATTCAATAGATCTTCATTATTAAAACTGGACTCTTTGAACATTATTGGCATTTTCCTTATTGATAAATACCAATATTGGGATTAATATTTCCAATATTGGTTTTCAGCATCGCTTGCGCGGGTAAAATTCTCGCAATCGGTGACAGAAACTTAGCTAATGGGGAATGATGCTATATGGCTTCTGAAATCGCAATCATCAAAGTCGTCTCCCGGACCAATCATCCCGCCTGGCCCATGCTGATATCCGCAAACAGGAGGCAGTATGGCGATTGAAGCTGTCGCGGCGACGGTGCCGCTCAGCGTCGGTGAGCGGCTGGCCGGAATGAATCATGTTGCTGCTCTGCGCGCCCGCTACGGCAGCGACAGCACACCGGAAGTGGTGCGGTTTCTGGCGGACATGCGCGATCGCCGCGATCCGCAGTTTGCCGATAATCAACGCGCACTGGCCGCCATTTTCTTTCTGGCAAAAATACCCACAGCGCGGCATGAGCTGGCTTTTGACGCGCTGACCACCGATGAGAAAATCGCTCTGATTGGCGCGATGAACCATTTTCGTGCCGTGGTGAGCCTGTTTCCCAGACGGCTAACCCTGCCGCTGTAAACCCAAACCAACCTTCACTGGCGTAAACCCGCAGGGCCGCACTTTGCCCGCATTCAGGAGAAAACAGTATGCGAAATGAAAAACTACCCAAGGAGCACACCCATGGCTGATGAAATGGATCGCGCCCAGCAGCGCGAGCAGGAAGACCGCGAGCGCCACATTGAAAACGCGCGCCGCCGCGTGAGCACCCCTTCGCGTTTAACCTGCGAAGAGTGCGACGCCCCCATCCCGGCAGCCCGCCGCATCGCCATTTCAGGCGTGGCGTTGTGCGTCACCTGCCAGGAAATTGCTGAACTGAAAAGTAAACATTACCGTGGCGTCTGAAGCCGCTATCGCCTGGGCTTACCCGTGGAATGCGCCCCGGACAGCGATTGCCAGCCCGTATCTCACCCATGCTGAACAGCAGCGCCGTTATCAGCAGATGGCGGCGGTACAGCAGGTGCAAAAGCGGCTCGCCATTCTGCCTGACAGCGTGCGCAATGACGTTTACCGTACCCTTGACGCGCTGGAGACGCCCCACGGCAGCCCGCGCGCGCAGGCTTTTTTGCTGCACTTTGGCCGTAAAACGCTGCCGCGCCTTGAGCAGGTCGGGCAGCAATATGCCGCTGCGGGCATTCAACGTAATCTCTCTGACGCGGTTTTCGGCGGCCATTTTGATACCCGCATCCACCAGTATCTGGCCACGAAGATGGTGGATCTGGTGCATCGTTTTAACCGTCTGCCGGATCTGACACGCGCCGATATCGATTTGCTGGCGGGCGATATCGCCATGTTTATCCGTGGCGAGCTGGCCGCTCTCGACGATGGCGCAATGGGAGAGCTGGAAACGCTGAACGCCTGGTACCAACATGCCGGGATCATCACCTGGCAGTTCAACGTTGTGCCGCCGCACTGGATTGCGACGACCAGCCGCTTCTGGGATCGGGATAAAATTGCTCCGGCGGTGATCCGCATGTTTAGCGAAAGCTGGTGGCGGGGCCGTCTGCGCCGGATGGCGGCTGCGTGGCGTGAACACCTGCAAATCGCCCTTGGCAACGTCAGCCGTAAAAAATACCCCTACGCGAGCAAAAAGTGCCTCACCGACTGGCGGGAGCAAAAGCGCCGCACGCGTGAATTTCTCAAAGGGCTGGAGCTTGAGGATGAAGAGGGCAACCGCATCAGCCTTATCGACAAACACGACGGTTCAGTAGCAAACCCGGCAAAACGGCGCTGTGAACTGATGACCCGCATTCGCGGATTTGAAAATATCTGCCACCAGCTTGGCTACGTGGGGGAGTTTTATACCCTGACCGCGCCGTCGAAATATCACGCCACCACCCGCGCAGGCTACCGCAACCACAAGTGGAACGGAGCCAGTCCCGCAGATACGCAGCGCTATCTCACCAGCCTGTGGGCGTGCATCCGGGCAAAACTGCACCGCGAGGCGATCCGCATTTTTGGTATTCGCGTTGCCGAACCGCATCACGATGGCACCCCGCACTGGCACATGCTGATGTTTATGCTGCCGGAAAATGTCGCCCGCGTGCGCCAGATCGTGCGCGACTACGCCTGGCAGGAAGAGTCCACCGAACTGACCAGCGATAAAGCGAAAACCGCACGTTTCCATGCCCAGGCGATCGACCCGCAAAAAGGCAGCGCCACCGGCTATGTCGCAAAATACATCGCCAAAAACATCGACGGTTATGCGCTGGAGGAGGAAACCGACAACGAGAGCGGCGCGCGGCTTAAGGATATGGCACCTGCCGTCTCCGCCTGGGCTGCGCACTGGCACATCCGCCAGTTTCAGTTTGTCGGCGGCGCACCGGTGACGGTGTACCGGGAACTGCGACGGCTGGCGGATACGCAGACTGCCATGGGGCTGAGCGTGGAGTTTGCCGCCGTGCACCATGCCGCTGACGCCGGAGACTGGGCGGGCTATGTCAACGCACAGGGCGGGCCGTTTGTGCGGCGCGACGACCTGCAGGTGCGCACGCTGTATGAGTCCCGGCAGGAATTTAATCAGTATGGGGAAGACATCGTCTGCATTCGCGGCGTTTACGACGTGGCGGTGGGATCGGGCTCGCCGATCCTGACCCGGCTGAAGCAATGGAAAATTGTGCCGAAGCGCGCGCCTTCTCGGAGTTCTGTCATTAACTGTACGCACAGCGAACCCCTGCCGGAGGATTACGATCTCAGCGTGCCGCTCAATCGCACAGAGCGACGGCGGCTGACGCAACGTCTCAGAGAGGGAGGCCGGGATCGGCGTGGAAAGAAATCTTTTTTACGCGACCTGCATGACAGGCCAGGGTCAGGAAAATCCTTAAGCGCGCTGCGGCTTTAGCGCGGGCAGGCAAACGGATAAGCCTTTAATTTATATCTATATCATGTACATACAGCAAAGGCGGGCCGATATTTTTTCTTCCCCTTTTTTGCCGTAACGTGCTACTGTATGTTTATACAGTATCTCACTGGGGGGGTCTTGTGGGTAACGAATTAAATGAGCGGGTCATGCTGGAACGGGTCGAAATGATTGCACGATTGACGACCGAAGGGGTGTGTCAGGAGAGGGATCGTGAGATCGCCCTGGATCTGATCGCGGAGATCGCGAGAGGAAATTTAATGAACAGCAACGCGTTTTCGGTGGTTTTTTCCGCAACGCCTCTCGAAAAAAAATGAATAAACGATGGACGTAGCGGTTAACCGCCAGACGCGCACACATAAAAAACGCCTCATGCTCTCCCGCATGGGGCTTTTTTTTGGCCGCTATCCAGAGCCGTGGTTGTGCAGGGGATCAGCCGTCGGCAATAAGTAGTAAAAAGAGGCTATCGTCGGGAAAATACCCCTGTTCCAGACGTTAATTTTCCATCCCGGAGGCCTCTTTATGAAGATTTATGCGCTACAGGGCGACACCCTGGACCTCATCTGCAACCGCTACTACGGGCGAACGGAAGGCGTGTTTGAGACGGTGCTTGCCGCCAACCCAGGACTTGCGGCATTGGGCGTGGTGCTGCCGCACGGCACCACCATTGAACTGCCGGAAGTCTCTACGGCCCCCGTCACCGAGAGCGTAAACCTGTGGGACTGAATATCGAAAAAATCACCTCGTTCATCGCCTACTGGCTGAGCGTGGCGCTGGCCGCCTTTGGTGCGATGACGCCGCAGGACTTCGCCGCTTACTTCGGTGTGCTCGGTGTCGTGCTGACCGTCAGCGTGAACTGGTATTACCGCCGCAAAAGTTACGCGCTGCTGGCTATGCAGCTCAAACAGAGCGGCATCAACGGGGAAGAAATCAGCGATGTCCTCAATCGGTAAACGTTGCAGCCTCGCCGCTGTGCTGGCGATGGCGGCGCTGGTGCCGGATTTTCGGCTCCTTCAGACCTCTCAGCCAGGGTTGGCGCTGATTGCCGATCTCGAAGGCTGCCGCCTGCGTCCTTATCAGTGCAGCGCAGGCGTGTGGACAACCGGGATTGGTCACACCGCGGGCGTCGTGCCAGCGCGCGATATCACTGAGCGCGAGGCGGCAGCGAACCTGGTGGCGGACGTGCTCAACGTTGAGCGCAATCTCGCCCGCTGCGCGCCGGTAGCGATGCCGCAGCCGGTCTACGACGCGCTGGTGAGCTTCGCCTTTAACGTCGGCAGCGGGGCGGCCTGCCGCTCAACGCTGGTGGCCTTTATCCAGCGCGATCAGTGGTCGCAGGCGTGCAATCAGCTGACCCGCTGGGTGTTCGTCAACGGGGTGAAAAACAGAGGCCTGGAGAGCCGCCGCCAGCGCGAGCAGGCGTATTGCCTGAAGGGGGCGCAATGAAAATCCTGACCGCGCTGCTGGTACTCACCGCGCTCATCACCGCCTGGCTGATGCAGCAAAACAGCGGGCTGCGTGACGCCTTCGATAAGGCAAACGCCGCTTCCCACGAACAAAAAACGCGGTCGGAGCGGCTTGAGCTTCAGCTTCATGCCGCCGCCGCGATCGCTGCGCAAAACGAGGAGGCGCAGGTTTTACTGCGTCAGAAGCTCGAGGCTGCCGCCGCTCGCGACGCCCGGCGTGAACAGAGATTAAAAAGGTTACTCAATGAAAATGAAGACTTTCGCCGCTGGTACGGCACTGATTTACCTGACGTTGTGCGCCGGGTGCACCAGCGCCCCGCCTGCGCCTCCGCCGCTGATTGTTTACAACAGCTGCCCGAAAGTGAGTTCGTGCCCGATGCCGGGCAGCGATCCGCACACTAACGGCGATCTCAGCGCCGATATCCGTCAGCTGGAACGTGCGCTGGAAAGCTGCGCGCTTCAGGTGGATACCCTTAAACATTGCCAGGAGGATACCGATGCTCAAACCCGACAGTCTGCACAACGCCCTGATTAATGCGGTTCCGGCGCTGCGCGACCATCCCGACACGCTGCGTCTTTACGTGGCGAGCGGCAACGTCGCCGCGACGCTTGCCCCTTCGCTCTCTTTTGAAAAGCAGTACCGCCTGACGGTGGCCATCAGCGAGTTTGCCGGTGATATTGATCTGCTGCTGGTGCCGGTAATGGCCTGGCTGCGTGAAAACCAGCCCGACGTGATGGCCACCGATGAAGGGCGCAAAAGTGGCTTCACCTTTACGGCGGATATTAACGAAGGCCGTAGCCTCAACGTCACAATGAACGTGCTGCTCACCGAGCGCACGCTCGTGAAAGAAGGGGAGGCGGGCCTGTATGCGGAAAACCTTCCTGAGCCGCGCGCGCCAGAGCCGGTAACGCGCCCGATGGCGCTCTATATCAATGGCGAGTTAGTCAGCCAGTGGCGTGAATAATCCCGCTTTTTAAGCCTTTCAAAAACCCGGCCACCGCGTCGGGTTTTTCATTTTAAATCAATGGCCTGATTTATTACGCGTTGTGCCATCGCTGGCGAAACGGGCCTTGATTGCCGCGAAACGCGGCCAGCGGCATCCTTTGCGTTATGAATACATTCGCAAACATCCATGAACTGGCCCGCCTGCTGCGCAACATGATCCGCACCGGCATCATCGTCGATATCGACCTTGATGCCGGGCGTTGTCGGGTGCAGACCGGCGGCATCTATACCGACTGGCTTCCATGGCTGACCCAGCGCGCCGGACGCTCACGCACGTGGTGGGCACCGTCTGCGGGTGAACAGGTACTCCTGCTGGCCGTGGGCGGCGAGCTGGATACCGCCTTTGTGCTGCCGGGCATTTTCTCTAACGACCATCCCGCGCCCTCGGCCTCGGCGGACGCCTGGCACGTCGCCTTCCCGGATGGCGCGGTCATTGAGTACGAGCCGAAAACCAGCGCCCTGACCGCCAGCGGGATTAAAACCGCTGAGGTCACCGCCTCCGGGTCGCTTACCGCGACCGTACCGGTGGTGCTTGTCAAAGCATCAACACGTATCACCCTCGATAGCCCGGAGGTGATCTGCACCAACAAACTGACGACCGCCACGCTGGAGGTGCAAAACGGCGGAAACATGCACGGCAATATTGCGCATAGCGCGGGTGCTTTCACGTCAAACGGCGTGCAGGTGGACAACCACAACCACGGTAACGTTCAGAGCGGCGGTAGCTGGACTAAGGGGATCAAATGACCGCGCGTTATATCGGCCTTAGCCGAACCGATGGCCGGACACTGACGGATGCTGACCACATCAGTCAGAGCCTGAGCGACATTCTGCGCACGCCCATCGGCTCAAGGGTGATGCGCCGCGATTATGGCTCGCTGCTGGCAGCAATGCTCGACCAGCCGCAAACGCCCGCGCTTGAGCTGCAAATCATGGTGGCCTGCTACATGGCGATCCTGAAATGGGAGCCGCGCATCAGCGTGACCGCCGTGACCACGGAGCGCCAGGCGGACGGGAAAATGATCGTGAACCTGACCGGCCAGCATGCCGACACCGGCGAAAGCCTTTCTTTAACCCTTCCAGTGAGTTGAAACCATGCCGATTATCGACCTGAGCCAGCTCCCCGCGCCGGATGTGGTCGAGGAGCTTGATTATGAAAGCATCCTCGCCGGGCGTAAGGCGACGCTGATTTCCCTCTATCCCGGCGACCTGCAGGACGCCATCGCCCGCACGCTGGCGCTGGAGTCAGAACCGCTGACCAAATTCCTTGAGGAAAACGCCTACCGTGAAGTGATCTGGCGACAGCGGGTGAACGAAGCTGCCCGCGCCGTGATGCTGGCCTATGCGCAGAACAGCGACCTCGATGTGATGGCCGCCAATAACAACACCGAACGGCTGATCATTGCGCCCGCAGATGCCACCACGCTGCCGCCGACACCGGCGGTGATGGAGTCCGATACCGATCTACGTTTGCGCGCCCAGCAGGCGTTTGAAGGACTGAGCGTCGCCGGGCCGACCGGAGCCTATGAGTACCACGGTCGCAGCGCGGACGGGCGCGTGGCGGATATCTCCGTCGTCAGCCCGACGCCTGCCAGTGTGACCATCACCGTGCTCTCACGCGAAGGCGATGGCTCTGCCGGGGCGGATCTGCTGGCGGCGGTGGAAAACGCGCTGAACGCCGAGGATGTGCGCCCGGTAGGCGATCGTGTGACGGTGCAGGCCGCCACCATCGTGCCGTATCAGATTGACGCAAAACTCTTTTTCTACCCAGGACCTGAAGCGGAACCGATCCGTCAGGCTGCCGAACAGCAGTTGCAGGACTACATCAGTTCGCAGCGTCGCCTGGGGCGCGATATCCGCCAGTCGGCGATCTATGCCGCGCTCCATGTGGAAGGCGTTCAGCGCGTGGAACTGACCGCGCCCGCCGCGGACATCGTGCTCGACAAGCATCAGGCGTCGTATTGCACCCGCTACCGCATCACCGCAGGGGGCACGGATGAGTAACGATCGTCTGCTGCCCGTCGGGTCTTCGGCACTGGAAGTGGCGGCAACAAAGGCGGCGGCAGAGATTGAGCGTGTGCCGGTGCCGCTGCGCCAGCTCTGGAACCCATGGCAATGTCCTGTGGCGTTGCTGCCATGGCTGGCCTGGGCGCTGTCGGTTGACCGCTGGGATTTTACCTGGCCGGAAGCGACGAAACGCAGCGTGATTGCGGCTTCTTTTTACGTCCATCAGCACAAAGGCACCATCAGCGCCCTGCGGCGGGTCATTGAGCCGCTTGGCTTTCTGATCGAAGTACGGGAGTGGTGGCAGCTCAATGAGGAGCCCGGCACGTTTCGCCTGGTGGTGGGCGTGCTCGACCAGGGGATTACCGATGAGATGTATCACGAGCTTGAGCGGCTGATTGAAGACGCGAAACCGGCCAGCCGCCATCTTACCGGCCTTGCGATAAGCCTCAGTGCCACGGGAAACGCCTGGGCTGGCGCAGGGTTTTACGACGGCGATGCCATGACGGTTTACCCCTACACCCCAGAGGAAATTGTGGTCGGGGGCGAGTTCTACCCGGCTTTGTCCATCCATTTGATTGATAACATGAGAGTAAATGCATGACCGCGAAATATTTTGCCATTCTGACCAATCAGGGCGCGGCAAGGCTGGCGAACGCGACCGCGCTCGGCACTAAGCTGAACCTGACACAAATGGCCGTCGGGGACGCTAACGGCGCGCTGCCCGTTCCCGATCCGGCCCAGACCCGATTAATCAATCCGAAGCGTATGGCTCCGCTGAATTTACTGAGCGTTGATCCGAATAACGCCAGCCAGATTATTGCCGAGCAAATCATCCCGGAAGACGTGGGGGGATTCTGGATCCGCGAAATTGGCCTGTATGACGATGAAGGCGTGCTTATCGCCGTGGCAAACTGCCCGGAGACCTATAAGCCGCAGTTGCAGGAAGGCAGCGGCCGTACCCAGACCATTCGCATGATTTTGATTGTGTCGAGTACAACGGCGATTACGCTGAAAATCGATCCGTCGGTGGTGCTGGCAACGCGTAAGTATGTGGACGATAAGGTTATTGAGGTGAAGCTATACGCCGATAACCTGATGAAAGCGCATACCAGCGCCGCCGATCCGCACCCGCAGTATGCGCCGAAGGCCAGTCCCGTTTTTACCGGTTCCCCAAAGGCACCGACGCCAGCGCAGGCCGATAACTCCACGCTGCTGGCGACCACGGCCTATGTGAAAACTGCTTTAGCCGGGCTGGTAGGTTCAGCCCCCGCCGCGCTGGATACCCTTAACGAACTCGCCGCCGCGCTGGGCAACGATCCGAAATTTGCCACCACTATGCTCAACGCATTAGCCGGCAAACAGCCGCTGGACACCACGCTGAATGCGCTGAGCGGTAAAAGCGTCGCCGCGCTTCTTGAATACCTTGGTTTGGGAGAAGCAGCGAAAAGGAATGTGGGTAATACCCCGAATCAGATCCCCGATATGTCATTTTTTAACTTTGGGGGTTCCTGGTTTAAACAACCTAATGGCTGGATTATTCAGGGTTTTTCAATGACGCTGCCTGCCGGAGTAACGTCCGGAACCGTGACGTTTCCTGTCCCGTTCCCGCTTAAATGTCAGTCGATAGTGAATTCCGGCCAGAGTCTCTCTGGCGTTAATCCGGGAACTATCGCTTTCAATCCTACAGGGCTTTCTACTGTGCAGTGGTGGCGCTTTGGATCAACAGATGCAACTTCCGCAAGCATGATTGCGATGGGATATTAATATGGAAAATGTGTACCGCTATTTTAATGATTGTTTCTATCCTCTTGCGCTTGAAAGTGCTTACAGAAATTCAGGAACATGGCCGGAAAAGGGTGTCGAGGTGGGGGAGGCGATTTTTGCGGAATTCACACAGCCAGCCCCTCCAGGCTGTCAACGTGGTACGGATGAAAACGGTTATCCCGCCTGGGTCCCACTTCCGGCATTAACAAAAGAAGAACTGATTGAACAGGCAGAACAGCAGCGTCAGGAGCAGATTGATGCTGCGAATAATCATATAAACAGTAAACAGTGGCCAGGCAAAGCGGCTATTGGCCGGTTGAAGGGGGACGAGCTAACCAAATATGGTCTATGGCTGGATTACCTGGATGCGCTGGAAGCGGTGGATACCTCCGGTGCTCCGGATATTAACTGGCCTGTTGCTCCCCAGATGAGTTGACCGTAACCACAACCCTCTCGCCGTTATCATTAACGGCGATTTTTTTTACAGAAAGAAACGGGCTTACAGTTAGCACCCCGCTAAGCCAGAAAACGGTAGCCAGCCTGTTCGATATTTGCTTCCAGGCTGCTGCCACTTCAATCCCTCCATCTGATCACATCGCCCGGATTTTATTCCCGTTTCCATCATTTACCGCAAATTCCCGGCAGCAAAATGCGATGCGCAGTTGTGCCATGCCCCGTCCAGCGGGGTTGAATAGCCACTGTTAGTCCGGCAGGAGAAACTATCACTCACCCAAACACCACGGAGTTAAAACGGATGAGTGATTTCCATCATGGCGTACAGGTTGTCGAAATTAACGACGGCACCCGCGTCATTTCCACAGTCTCAACCGCGATTGTTGGCATGGTCTGTACGGCCAGCGATGCAGATGCGGCGACATTTCCTCTCAATGAACCAGTGCTGATTACCAGCGTGCAGAGCGCGATTGCCAAAGCTGGTAAAAAAGGCACGCTGGCGGCCTCTTTGCAGGCAATTGCCGATCAGGCGAAACCCGTTGTTGTCGTTGTACGTGTTGAAGAAGGCATGGGCGATGATGAGCAGGCGGCGCTGGCGCAGACGGTGTCTAACATCATCGGCACCACCGACGCTAACGGCAAATATACCGGCCTGAAAGCTCTGCTCACCGCAGAAGCTGTCACCGGCGTTAAGCCGCGCATTCTTGGCGTACCGGGCTTCGATACTCTTGAAGTGGCAACCGCGCTGGCACCTGTTTGTCAGAAGCTGCGCGCGTTCGGTTACATCAGCGCCTGGGGCTGTAAAACCGTCTCTGAGGCCATCCTGTATCGCGATAATTTCAGCCAGCGCGAGCTGATGGTGATCTGGCCGGATTTCCTGACCTGGAATACGGCAACCAGCACCACGGCTAACGCCTTCACCACCGCCCGTGCACTTGGATTGCGCGCCAAAATCGACCAGGAGCAGGGCTGGCATAAAACCCTGTCTAACGTGGGCGTGAACGGGGTGATCGGGATCAGCGCTTCGGTCTTCTGGGATTTGCAGGAATCCGGCACCGACGCCGATCTGCTCAACGAAGCGGGCGTCACCACGCTGGTGCGCAAAGATGGCTTCCGTTTCTGGGGCAACCGCACCTGTTCAGACGATCCGTTATTCCTCTTTGAGAGCTATACCCGCACCGCGCAGGTGATCGCCGACACGATGGCAGAAGCGCACATGTGGGCCATTGATAAGCCGGTTACCGCGACGCTTATCCGCGACATCATTGACGGCATCAATGCCAAATTCCGCGAGCTGAAAACCAGCGGCTATATCGTGGATGCGACCTGCTGGTTTGATGAAGACGCCAACGACGCGCAAAGCGTGAAAGCCGGAAAACTGTATATCGATTATGACTATACGCCGGTTCCCCCTCTCGAAAATCTGACCCTGCGCCAACGCATCACCGATAAATATCTGGTGAATCTGGTGTCCTCGGTCAACAGCAATTAAGGAGCCTGACCTCATGGCAATGCCGCGCAAACTTAAATTAATGAACGTCTTTCTGAACGGCTACAGCTATCAGGGCGTCGCCAAATCTATCACGCTGCCGAAGCTCACCCGCAAGCTGGAGAACTATCGCGGCGCGGGGATGAACGGGATCGCGACGATTGATCTCGGTCTGGATGACGATGCCCTGTCGATGGAGTGGTCCCTCGGTGGTTTCCCGGACGCGGTGATCTGGGAGCTGTACGGGGCGAGCGGTGCAGATGCGGTGCCGATCCGCTTCGCAGGCTCCTATCAGCGCGACGATACCGGCGACACGGTGGCGGTTGAGGTGGTCATGCGTGGCCGCCAGAAAGAGATCGACACTGGCGAAAATAAGCCGGGCGAAGATACCGAAGCCAAAATCTCGGTGGTCTGTACCTACTACAAACTGACCATCGACGGTAAAGAGCTGGTGGAGATCGACACCATCAACATGATTGAGAAGATTAACGGCGTCGATCGACTGGAGCAGCATCGCCGCAATATCGGCCTGTAATGTTTTCCCGGCCAGCACGTCTGGCCGGGCCCTTCTGATAACCCACTGAAACGAGAAAACAATGACCAACGAAATCACAGTTACCCTGGAAAAGCCGGTTAAACGCGGTGAGCAGAGCGTTGAGCAGGTCACGCTGATGAAACCGAATGCGGGCACGCTGCGCGGTGTGAGTCTGGCCGCCGTCGCCAACTCGGAAGTTGACGCGCTGATCAAAGTCCTGCCGCGTATGACCGCCCCGATGCTGACCGAGCAGGAGATCGCCGCGCTGGAGCTGCCCGATCTGGTTGCGCTGGCCGGCAAGGTGGTCGGTTTTTTGTCGCCGAGTTTGGCGAAGTAGCCTTCCCGAAAAAACTGTCAGTCGATGACCTGATGGCGGATATCGCGGTGATTTTTCACTGGCCGCCAACGGAGTTATACCCGATGAGCCTGAGTGAGCTCATCACCTGGCGCGAAAAAGCGCTTCAGCGAAGCGGATACACAGATGAGTAAAAACGTTGCATTAAAGATATTACTCAACGCCGTTGACCAGGCCAAACGGCTGCTTAACCCCATTAAAACAAACGGTGAAGCGCTTGTCGGTAAGGCGTCGGCGATAGGCGAGACCGGCTGGAGCATGGCGAGTACGGGCCTGGATGCGGGGACAACGTTGCTGAAACCCGGCTACGATCTCGCGCAAATAAGCACGGAGCTTCAGGCCATTTTAGCGCTGGAGACAGCCTCGCCGGAGATGGCGGCGTTGCAAACACAGGCCCGGCAGCTGGGCGATTCGACCTCCGCCAGCGCAGCACAGGCGGCGTCGGCGCAGATTATTGTTGCCCGCTCTGGCGCAGATAAAGACGGCGTACTTGCCCAGGCCCCGGCCGTTTTGAACCTGTCGCTGGCAAATCAGGCGTCGATGGAGGATAACGCCCGGCTGCTGATCGGCACCAAAGAGGCGTTCGGGCTGGCGGATGATAAGGCGATGCATATTGCTGATGTGATCACCACGACGCTCGAGAAAAGCCATCTTTCTCTTGATGAACTGAGCACCTCTTTAACCACCGTTGCACCGGCGGCGAAGAGCGCGGGCGTCAGCTTTGAGGAGGCGGCGGCGATGGTCGTTACGCTTAATGAGGCTGACATCAGGGGCGCAGACGCCGGGGCGGGAAGCCGTGCGGTGCTCGAACGGCTAAGCGCGCCAACGGCGCAGGCACAAAATGCCATTAGGGCGCTTGGCGTCAACACCACCGATGACAAAGGCAATGCCCTGCCGGTGATGGCTATTTTGCAGGCGTTGCAGACCAGCTTCACCAAAAATAATGTCGATCCTGCCCGGCGTGACAGCGACATGAATGTGATTTTCGGCGAAGAAAACCGCCCGGCGGCGACAGTGCTGATGACCGCCGCCGCCAACGGCCAGCTCGCCACGCAAACCACCGCGCTGAAAACATCCGACGGCAGGACCGGGCAGCAGATTGCTGTCAGGGAGAACAACCTGGGCGGCGATCTGGCGGGGTTGCAGTCGGCGTATGAGTCCATCGGCACGGATCTGTTCATTCAGCAGGAGTCATTGCTGCGTGGACTGGTGCAGACCGCAACCCATTTTGTGCTGGCGCTTGATGGCTGGATCCAGCGCAACCAGGGGCTGGCGCAGACGCTCGGCGCTATCGCCATCGCGGTAACGGTCGTGGCAGGGGCGCTGGGCGGTATCGGGCTGGCTGTTGGGCCGGTGATGACCGGGATCGGGGCAATTATCACCGTAGCGGGGGGACTCGGCACGGTGTTCTCCGTGGTAAGCGGCGCGATCATTACGGCGGTGGGGGCGATAACCTGGCCCGTCGTGGGTGTGGTGGCGGCGATCGCTGCCGGTGCGCTGCTCATTCAACAATTCTGGGAACCCATCAGCGCATTTTTCGAGGGCGTGGTGGCAGGGATACGTCTCGCCTTTGCCCCGCTCGGTCAGTTGTTTTCACCGCTGGCCCCGATGTTCAACTGGCTGGGCGAAAAACTTCAGGCCGTCGGGCAATGGTTCAGCGATTTACTGACGCCCGTAACCTGGGCCGAATCATCTCTTAATAGCTGCCGCGATGCCGGGCTGAGACTGGGTATGGAACTGGCTTCCGCCTTCAGCGCACCGCTGGTGGCCATCGATATGCTGTGGAATAAAGCGACCGGGCTTCTGGAGAAACTGGGGCTGGTGAAGAAGGAGTCGACGGAGCTGGATAAGTTGCCGAAAAGCGCCGCTCCACTGCCGGTGACGCCAGTGTTAGCCGCCGCCAGCGGCGTTCCTCCCCTGGCGTCGTCAACCGGTAAGGCTGTGACGGCCATTAGCCCTGTACAGCCGGTTCAGGCACAGGTGGGTAATAGCCATACGGATAACAGCAACACGAACCTGAACTTTTATCTGACGGCGTCTCCTGATCAGGGGCAGCAGTTCAGGCAGCAAGTCATCAGTGTTCTGGAGGAGCATGAGCGTAATAAGGCCATGCAGCGTAATTCCGCGATGCGGTACTAATGGAGGGTAAAAACCATGATGCTCGCACTGGGTATGTTTGTTTTTATGCGTCAGACGCTGCCTTATCAATCGATCAGGCACGATACGGACTATAACTGGCCGTCGAATAAACGGATCGGTAAGCGCAACGCGTTTCAGTTTACCGGCCCGGGGGATGACACTATCACCCTTACCGGTGCGCTTTATCCTGAGCTGACCGGGGGCACGCTGAGCCTTACCGCGCTGCGGCTGATGGCGGCCGGGGGCAGATCGTGGCCGCTGCTGGATGGCTACGGGGTGATTTACGGCATGTACGTTATTCAAAAAGTGAGTGAAACCGGCTCCAGCCTTTATCCGGACGGCTCTCCACGCAAAATCGATTTTACGGTCACGCTCACGCGCGTCGATGAGTCGCTGGTGGCGATGTTTGGCGATCTCAAAGAACAGGTGGTCACGCTCGTTAACAAAGCGACTGGCATGTTGGGGGCCGGTAATGTTTTATGAGCTAACCAATAACCTGGGCGGTGTGCGCACGCCTGATTTTTTGTTGCTGCTCGGCAAAAAAGATATCACCCGCAATATCAGTAAGCGCCTGATTAGCCTGACGTTGACTGATAATCGCGGGTTTGAAACTGACCAGCTCGACATTGTGCTGGACGATAGCGACGGAGAAATCGAGCTGCCCGCGCGTAATGCGGTTCTGACGCTCTTTCTGGGCTGGAAAGAAAAGGTGCTGAAGGAGAAGGGCAGCTTTACCGTGGATACGATTGAGCATCGCGGGGATTCGGCAGATACGGTAAGAATTACCGCCCGCAGTGCCAATCTGGGCGGGACGCTTAATGCCAGCAGGGAGATGTCGTGGCATGACACAACGCTTGGGGCGATTGTCGAAAGTATTGCCGTTAACCACGAGCTGATCCCGGCCATTGCGCCCGAGCTGGCGAAGATATCCATTTCGCATATCGATAAATCTCTGGAGTCCGACGTGGTTTTTCTTACCCGTCTGGCCGATCGGTACGGCGCAACGGTTGCGATCAAGGCGCGCAAACTGCTGTTCCTGAAGGCGGGGAAGGGCGTGACAGCCAGCGGGGAGCCCATTGCGCCTGTCACCATCACCCGTGGCGACGGCGATCGACATCTGTTTAGCATTACCGATCGAGACAACTATTCCGGCGTGACGGCACAGTGGCTGGATACTAAAAATCCACAGCAGCAACAGCAAAATGTGAAGGTTGAACATCAGTCACCGCCGACAAAGCAAAATGAATATCTGCTGGGTAAAGCGGGCAATGTCTTTGCCATTAAGAAAATCTTTGCCAACAAAGCGCAGGCGGAACGCGCTGCACAAGCCCAATGGGACAGGCTGCAGCGCGATAAGGTGCTTTTTACCATTAACCTCGCGATCGGACGGGAAACGCTTTACCCGGAAACACCGGTTAATGTGACGGGGTTTAAAAGCATTATTGATGCCCAGCCATGGGTTATCACAAAACTTGTTCATACTCTCGACAGCAATGGCTACACCACAGCGCTGACGCTTGAAGTGAATAACGCTGAGGTGGAATATTCGGAAGTTATAAAAAGTGAATAAAGTGATGGTCAGTAACTCACTTTTTGGGTATTATTAATTCACAAAAAGTGAATTAAGAGGTGAGAACATGTTCCATTGTCCTAAATGCCAGCACGCGGCACATGCGCGCACCAGTCGTTACCTGAGTGAAAACACCAAGGAGCGCTACCATCAATGCACGAACATTCAATGCAGTTGTACGTTTGTGACGATGGAATCGGTAGAGCGCTATATCGTGTCGTCGGGTAAGAACAACACGGCATCGCAAAGCGGGCAACGAGCGTGA